GGTCCAATTCTACGACCAATAAAACCTTGAGTTGAACTAAAGTTTGGTTCTTGAATCAGTTGATCAAGCGTACCAGCAAGAAATTGCCGGTTAACTGGAGTCTGAAATATTTCAGGTAAAAATTCTACGCTTCGTACGGCCATTAAATTACTCCACTGCCAGGGGCAGTCTGTAGGTTAGTGCTAGTCAATGAGGCAATGATTTCAATATCAGCCACTGTGGCACCATTGACAAAAATTTCGTCAGGGGCAGATCTAATTTCATATAGATCACCAAAGCTCTTTTGTGGGTTCAACGGAACCAGCACCACTGAACTCACCACGGTTCCTATTTCACTGTGAATATACGCACTTAGTTCTGAAAAGTAAAAAGTATCTCCAAAGTTCCATTTGTCAATGGTAAAATAATTATTCAATGCACTTATAACTAAATCTTTGATTTCACTGTCCGATGCTGTGGATTTGGCAGCACGAACAACTTTTATAATTGCTCGTAGATTAGCTGCAGCTTTGGAACCAAACAGTGGTTTAAACACCACTGAATTTAAAATCAGTTGATCTGAAATCATCTTGAAATTTTGCAGACCTTGATACTGCGTGTTGAGCTCATCAATAGTGGGAGGTTCTGGGTAGGCCACAGTGTTGGTTGTGTCTTTGATCCAATTTTGATAGGCTGTGTAGTAGGCCTGAGTCACCACATATACATCAATGATGTTTGAAGTTGCTGGGTCAATTCTTGAACTCAGTGGACTATTGGCTCGATATTGGAAATAGAGATCTTGCCGTCCAGGCTGCGCAATGTATTCACCCTCGGCGACCTCAACCAATGTTCTTTGCAGAGTAATTGCATCAACCTCAAGTTGATAAAACACAACATCGGCGGTTGCATAGAAAACCTGTCCGGGAATATACTCTGATTTCACTAGATCAATCTGTGCCAGTGTTGCGTAGTTATAAATTACCTCACCAGAGTTGATCAACAGATATCTTTCTAGTCCATCAAAATCAACTGTTTTTTGTAAAAATACATAGCTGCCGGTTGGCACAATTGCACTGAAAAAGTCTGGATCATCAGGAGTTCCGTTCTGATCATTGTCTTCAAAACTCACCAACACCTGGAAGTCATCAACTTCGCCATCACTTTGCACTGGTTGCCCAACAATCTGCATGGCAATATCACCTGGCAACGGCTGATTGCTGTTGGCCTGACTGTTGCTTTTCAATACTTTGATATAGTCTTTGATTGTAGTGCCAGTGCGTGGATCAAATATTGCACTGCCAAATCTGTAGAAAAATCTAGTTTGAATCACACTACCAAAATTATACGTCAACTGGCGTGTGGTAAGAGTGTACTGTAGTCCATTGGTGATAAACTGCATGATCCAGCTGGCATCTAAATTTTGTCCTGTGGTGTTTTGCGCATTGGTCAAACTAAATGCAGCACCCTGAGCCAAGTTAGTTGATGTTATCAAGTACCAGGTTGCGGTCAAGTTGTTATACCCCAGGCCAAAATTACGATACACACGAATTTGTTCGCGCATCTCAGTTTCTATTGTGCTTGGCAAGTCAGTTATGAAGATTGGTATAACTTCGGACAACACTGCGTCAGTTGGCACAAAAGTATCCAACACAACTGGGCCAGTGCCATCAGGATTGTTGCCTTCACCTAGTCCAGTGCCATCTAATTCAACTGCCACGGGGCTGGCCCAGATATATGTTTTATCGGTGTCTAAGGTACTGGCGCCTGCCACCAGTCGGTTGTCAACATCAAAATGATATCCTGTTGGGGGGACAAATTTAATCAAGCTCTGAGGAACAATAAATCTCAGATTGCTGCTGTTAAATGGCCCAATTGGTGCTGGCAATCCAGTGGATGCCACAAAGTATCCAGTGGTTTCATTTACCACAGTGGTGCTTTGATTCCAGGTTGTGTCAAGTCCTATCAGTTGAGGTCTAGTGTAGTTGGCGTAGTAAAATTGCAGAGTTCCAACTTGATTCAACAGAGGTTGTACAACATTTGTAATCACATCAGCAATGTCGTTGATGGTGAACCATGAAAAAATCACAGTGGGCAATGTTAGATTTGTGAACAGTGCGCCGTCGCTGGCAAAAACATTTGTACTTGAATACTTGCCAGTGGCATCAATTAATTCAAGATATCGTGACGTTCCAATTGCTGACCTTGCCACAGCCTTGGATTTGATGATACTTGAAAATTCAGTGTAAGGAAATAAGTTATAGTCCTCGCCATTGACCATGCGATTCTGTGTGTAGTATCTGGCCGGCGCACGTTGTTTGATCTCAGCAATGCTTTCGCGACTTTGTGCGTTGCTGACCGGAGTCTGCAAACTACAGGTGAAAGTTATTACTTCAGTGCGGCCTGTTCTGCTGACATAACTGATACTGGCAGTGACATTGGACATCTCTTCTGGATTAATAATGTAAGTCAATCCATTTGAAGCTCGAACATACGCTCTAAAATTACCCACTGGTATAGCTGAAAATACTCCGTCACCAAATGTTAGAGTAATTTGATCGTTGACACGACTTTGTGTGGAGTAAATTGATCTTGGCGCTGTGGAAATTTGCTCTGCTGCTGCAGTGTAGATATTTTGTACGTATTCCCACTCGGTGGTAACTGTGCCCACATTGTCTAGCTGAAATAACCAACGATCATCGTTGTTGATTCCTTCAATGTTGATGTTGACTGTGCGATTTGTCACACGCTCTGCTAGGTTAAAATCTTGATTTTGCAGCACGCCTTGTTTGAACAAGAAAAAATAGCCGGTGTTGGGAGACCCAAAACCCAATTGATCGTTTTTGTAAACAATATTGAATGGGCTGTCAGGTCTTGGGGCAGGTTCATACAATTGACTACTGCCCTTGGCAGTGGCGCTGACCAGTTCAAACGGCATTGATATGCCATCAACCACCGAAGTATAAGGAATTACAGGGATGAACCCTGGGACTAAATTTACAGCATATTCATCGTTTTTGACACCAAGAATAAATTGACTGTTGCCGGGTCTACCCACACGCTGTGAGTCAACCAATGCAGCATTGATGACACTGGTAAACTGCTCAAGCCAATTTGGATTAGTGGGATCATTCCAATTTATAGTGATGTTAGAAAGATTAGCCCCGGTGTAATCAGTGATGTTTTCTGTGGTGCTGACTGCAATAACCTTGACTGTGCCCTGTGCTTCGATGTTGCGCTTGGATGTGTAACTCACTAGGTTGGCCAAACGTGTGACTGAGTCTCTACGTTCAGCAGTGTCAAGGTAGTTTTCTCTAGCGTTTAAATCTGATCTAAACGCCAGGGCTTGCCCCATAAACGCCATCACATCCAAGAGTGCAATGAACTCCGAGCTTTCAATGTAATCATTGAAGGTCTCTGGGTAGTAAAGGCGAAGATAATCTACAAAACTTTTGCGTAGAGTTTCAAAATCGTAACTTTGAAAATCAGCTTCACGATAGGTTTGATAGATTTGTTTCCAATCTTCAACCCCAAAAATTGCGGTTTGTCTGGTGGTAATGGCCATAGTTTCTCACTGTTCCAGTATTTATGGTGCGAAAAAACCACGTAGTTATACGTAACTGGCCGAGCGGGTGAGTTGATCAAAAAAGATAGCCAAACGTTCAGCATCGCTAGACGGAGCGTATTGTATTTCTAATTCAATTAACATGCCATTGTCTTGAGCGTAGACATAACTGCTGATAACCTGCAATCTAGGATCTCCGCCGGCTACTCGCTGCACTTCACGATTTATTGAATTCACAAGTTCATCAGTGATATTTTCAAATAAATTATCCCATAAACTAGTTCCATACTCGGGTCGTCCTGGCAGTTGACCCTGTCTGATATTAAATGCGTTGAGTAAATCTCGTTTGATGAGCTCAGTGTCTACTAGCGTAAACTTTTTAAACTGGCCTTGAGTGTTAAATCCAATGAATGTGGGCATAATTTATATTTAACCTATTACAAGGCAGCTATCGCTGCCTTGTATTCAGCAAATGCTACTTCTACAGCCGGAGCACTGCGATTGTTGTTGTTGGCTCGTAGTATTTGTTCATAGTTGGCCTGTGCTGTTGTGACTCTAGCCACAGCTTCTCGTTGAGTTTTGGCGTTGGCCAATACATCAGTATTGGATGATGTGCTGCCAACAGACGGGTT